CCGCTCGACCAACTCAGTCAACCACTTAGCCGGCATGAGCCGCGTGGCACTCACTTCAAACCAATGGCTGTTAATCGCCATCGCCAACCACTTAGTGATCTCCGCCCATGTGACTGACCTGAGCTGACTCTCAGAGTTGGCCGATATGATGGTCGTTGACCCGATCCTGGTGGACAGCATCCAGATCGTGATCCAACTAACAAGTGCCGACTTGCCAATACCGCGCCCCGAGCTCACCGATTGGCGTAGCGTGTCAAAGTCAACCTTACCTTTGTTCTGCGCGATGTGGTCGCCGATCTGCTGGAGCACCACCCGTTGCCACTTGCGTGGCCCCGAGAAATGCTCCAGAGGCGTGCCCTTCACGCCCCACGGGAATACTAACGCAACAAACGCTAGCGGGTTATCTCTGATCGCGGGCGACCACAGCCTCGCCATTAACTCTTGTTCGTCCTGCGCTGAGTATATTGTTGTCTGCAAGTGTGTCGTCCTGTAAGTGCGTAATGTCTATCACACGCTTCTCGCCCTGTTCAAGCGCGGCAATGACGCTGATGCGCTGCTCAACATCTACATTGATCTGTTGTTTGGCAACCCAATCGTGCTTGTGCTTTAAGATTTCAAGTGCGGCCTTAGCGTCACCATTACGTGCGGCGTCGTGCAGCACCATCGACATCTCGCGCTCGCCGTCTGCTTTGCCCTTAACCGCGGCGTGCTCGGCCACCGGATCAACCTGACACAGTATCCGATACTCGGCCGGTAACATGCCAGCGGCAAGCGCCAACGAGTCGCCCGAGAGTCCTAACTTAGCGGCGTCATAGATCGCCTTTAAGCGCGACTCTGTGGCTTTGATTTGCCGGATGGAGAGCGGGAAGGATTCGAACATGTGCCGATTATATTATAAAAATAAAAAAAATTGTTAGCAGACCCTGCGTAGACTAGGACCTGTCGGCCAGGGCCCTACCCCCCTCTCAATTATTTTTAGCTTTTTGCCTCCTGCTACCTGGGCTAACTATTTCTTAGTGTTTGTGCACTGCACAATGCCACTAAGATTTAGTGAGTGCAACCTGGTTAAGTAATCCTTGACAGCTATGATAGTTAAAGGATTACTTTACTAAGTTACGCTTGAAAGTCATGACAGCTATGGTTTTAAACTGACAGCCAAACCAACATAAAATCCTAAGACTTAGTGAGCATTATTCCTAAACTAAACTTGATTTTTACGCCAGTTAGCATCGTACTAAGAATCCCTTGAAAGTCATGACAGCTATTGTAGTCATGGTTTTAAATTGATCCCGAAACGGCGCGGTGTGTTATTTCTACCGTATACACACTAAGCATTATTTAGTATTATAAATCTATCAATTTTAATACTTACATGACTACATAACTAAAAGCTACCGCAAACTGAGCATTGGCGCGGCTTTGCCGGAAGTCGCAGCATGACTCTCACAATGACTGTCACGATAGCTTTCTGCAATAGATTTCTTTACGCTGATACAAATAATTGTTTTGCAACTGTAAAACATTCCGTTACAATAGAACTGTTGTATCTAATTCAATCTACCTGGAGTCACAAATGATTATCTTACACACTAACGCCGCAGCATACTACTTGCATGACGATAACATGATCTACGATGCGCCCGAAAGCAACGCCGTATTCGGTGATGTAGACAGTAACTTGTTGTTTGATGCGCTAGACCTTTTTTTGCAGTGCCACGATGTTACCTCAATCACAAGCGAAGACGGCTACAAATTCACCGTTAGTGCAGACGGCGTGACTAACGGTGATATGTCTTTTGACTCCCTTCAATCAGCTATCGAGGCTTTGCAATCATGAAACGCAAACTACTAGACTTGTTTTGTTACGCCTTTTTAATTGTCATGACGCTTTATCTAATGGATATGTTTGTGACTGAATTAGCACGATGACTGGCGTAAAAATCAAATATTCTTTAGGAACAATAAAATGAAATTCGATAACATGGATTACACGATAGGCGCGCATTTTGCGAGCGCGTTAATTAATGGTGACTATAGCGGCTTAGAGGATGATGAAGAACGCGCGTTTGATGCGTGGTTTGACGCGCATCAAGAACGCGGCGCGCATTGGGATATTGTCGGGGATGATACCGAATTCGCCCGTTGTGAGGTAACTGACTTAATGGGCGACTGCGTAACAGCGCGCCAATACTATCCGGCAAGGGGTTAATCATGGAATTGATACAAACTACAGACATCGAAGGCCGCGCGGTTTGGGCGTATGTAATCAACGATGTAGAAATCGTTGACGCGTACACAAGCGAGTGCGGGCGGTTTGATGTAACGCCCGATTACTACGGACTAACAGTATATCAAGCCGACAAACTAACCGCCGCGAATAGACTGGCGTAAAAACCAAGGGGTATTTAGCATGATTCAAACTATTGATTTTTATGATTTTCGGGACGCGTTCAAGCGTTACGGGCGCGGTGACCATTTCAGCCATGAGGCGTTGGTTTTATTGTTTGACTATATCGAACAATACGAACAAGACACGGGCGTACAACAAGAGTTTGACCCCGTGGGTATTTGTTGCGAATGGGAGGAAAATATTCCCGAAAATATAGCGGAGGCGTACGACATTGAAGTTAATTTTGAAAACATGGAAGAATTAGAACAAAAGGTAATTGATTACCTTAATGACCATACTTTATATGCAGGCAAAACCGCACACGGTACTTTTGTTTTTATTCAATTCTAAGGGGCGCACGATGAAAATCTATCGCGCTAACTACGAATCCAGAAACTTTTCTTTTGAGGCGTACGGCAAAACTGAACAAGACGCGCGCGCCGCGTTAATGATCGGTTTGTTGCGCCATATGCACCAATACAACCTAAAGGCCGAATGGTATCAAAAAGACGATATCTCAATTGTTGAATATCAATTAAACACCCCGTATCGGGATTACAGTGTTATTAAAGAGGTGACAGCATGAGAGTAAACGAAATGACGGGCGGCACTACCGTTTTATGCGTTGATGTACTGGAAACATCAAACGGGTTCATGGTTCTGTTTGAGGATGAATACCTTGATGATGATAACGGGGACAATTGTTGGGATACATTTGCTGAGGCAATGGCGGTTTTAAAATTACAGCTTGAGGTGACAGCATGAAAACGAATTTAGAGCGCGCCCAGGATTTTGTAATGGGGCAATGTTTAAGCGATTATCCAGAAAATGCTACTTATGAGGAAGTGTACGCATGGATGGAATGCGATACCGTGGACGATGAAACCGGCGAATATTTAGTCACCGTTTGGCAACCGTTTGAGGACTGCAACATTCTGCAAATTATGGACAACATGGTTTCAGCCGTAGAACGCTTACTTGAGGAGGTGACAACATGCTAAAGAAATATAGAATTTACGGGTACGCGCGCGTATATGTTGATGTCGCGGCGTTTGATGAAGAAAGCGCGTTTATGAGCGCGCAAGATACCGATTTATCGGATTATGTAATTGAACGGCTTGACGCAGTCGAGGAGATAGAAGATGTCAATTAAATACACCACTGGCGCGCCAGTTCAGCACGGCGATATTGTGCATGTAAAGAACCGCGCCTATACCGTTGATTCATACGATCAGAAATCGGGCTAGGTATACGCCCGTTCGATGGACGAAAGCCGCACGCTGCGCCCGTTGTACCCTAAGGACATAGGTGCTTATTGGGACAATGTGCACCCGCTATTCGGGGAGGTACTGAGCGCATGGCGTCCCTGATAATTGCGGCAGTAGTGCTACTAATGATCCTTACCTTTGACCTCTAAAAAATAAGCCCCTTACGGGGCTTTTTTATTTCTTTACGATCTGCAAGGGCGGCGAAGTAGCGGGCAATTCCTCTACCAACCGCCTGAGTTCCGCCTTATTGTACTTTTTAGCCATTTCAGGCGCGGCGTAGATCTGTTTCTTGGTTGTATATTCGCGCGTCATGACACGCCCGCAGTCTACCCATTTAGCCTCGGCTAGCGCGTGCACTAGCGCGGGCGGGGGTATGCGTACGCCCTGATTACTTAACCGCCCACAAAGTGCCTGGAAGGGCGCGGCAACCACACCGCGCGCAAATTCGCCCTTGCGCTCAAGCAATTGATCATACAAAAAGCTTTCCGCGCTACTCATGCCTTGTTCTATCATCGAGCGTTTGTAATCGGTCAACATGGGCGCAGCCGAGGGGTTAAACGCGCTCACATCCCGCGCATAAAGCCACGCAGCACACGCGGCCAAGCCGCCAGCGTTATACCAAGCCCACAAACGCGCGCTCTCTGCCTCGCTCATTTTAGGGGCGGTAGACCATACGCAGAACCAGCGGCGGTCATCCGAGTCTAGGGTAATGGAAACTTGGTCATTTGAGAACGCCATAACAAAGATTCGGTTAAGCATTTCGTAGGGCTTTAAGCCCTTACGGTTAATCGAAATTAGGTCTGGCGGGGCGGCGATGATGGGCTTAAGTGCATTGGCTAACGCGCGCCGCTCTCGTGCATCGGGCTCACGCAATTCGTTAAGCACCAGAACTTCGGTTTCTAGCTGATACTGAAATTGGCTGTTTAACTGCTGCGCGCTCATAAGCTTGACATTTTCTTTTGAGTCGCCGCGTATGCCCCAGAAAAACGGTGCCCACATAGTGTCCTTGCCCGAGCCTTGGTGCCCGCCATGCAAGATAGCGTGGTTAATCTTGGCCTTGGGGTACTGCAATTTGAACGCCATGACATTAAAAATATGTTCGCGCTCGGCTTGGTCGGGCACAAGGCGTACGCAATGGCTAATCCAAGGGGTAACATCACCTGAGGCAACAGGGGGGCGCAGATCACGCCAACGATTACCGAACACCCGCCCGCCTCGGGACACTAGCACCCCCTCACCCGCAGCATAAGTAATGCCGTTCAAGGCGGGTGCGCCGTTATCTTGCCGATTCTCATCGTATGACACCGAAGCTTCCACACGCCGCTTAAGGTTATGCACACTCTTGCAGTCAATATGGCGGAACAACGCGTTAAAGGATATGCGCGACACTTCGTTGCGCTCTTGCATATCAAAGTACGCGTCATCGTCTTGAACATACGCAAAGCGGGTAAACCATTCCGCTTTTTCAACCCGCCCGAGTTGCTTACGCTCAACCTCTTTAATGATTTCGGCAGCACGGTCGGGAAACGCTTCGGTGGGTTGCAATCGGGATAGCGCGCCGGTCATCATGGAGGCGAGTAATTCATCCCTAAGTCCTGGGGCGTGTTGTGGGCCGCCTTGGTCGCCTACCCACTCTAAAAAGGTGTGCGAATCTAAGTCTAAACAATGCGAGTGCAGACAACAGTAAGCGCGCATCGAGGGGTTGTAACGACCCTCGGGGTTACCGTCGGTATGCTCGGCACTGTTGGGGCACACTACCCCCATCCAGCCCTCGGGGTTGGGGCGTGAGAGCACCAGACTGTTTGAGCTTAGCCAGATCACGACATCGTCCTGACCATCGTCTGCGACGCGTATGGGTGTGAAGCGCGCGTTTTCGATCGGGGCGGGGGTGACAGCTAACGCCTCGCATATCTGGGCGAGGCTAAATTCACGCGTCGGGTGAAACTCGGTTAAGCGTGCGGCGAAGTTCTCACGCCCAGGCTTCAAATTGACCGACTCGGGGAGCCGGAAATTACGCACGGCGTTCGTAGCCCCTGGGTCGGTGTAGCCGGCCTCTGCAATCGCCTTGATGGCGGCTGTAAATTCGTCAACGGTTGGGTGATCGTCTAACGCAAAGGTATACCCCCACTGGTAATTGTCGGGGGAGGTTTCGATCTTCCAAGTGGGCTCGATCGGAGGCAGCTTGGATTTAGTGCCGACATCGTCTAAGACTAAGAAGCCGACACGCTCGCAATTGGCGATGGACGCCGAGGGGCGGCCGTCTTTAAAACGGCTCACGATAAACATAGCCGTATTGGCGTACCACGCACCTTGACCGTTGTATTTTTCGGGCAAGTAAGCCGGCCAAGTGCACTTGATCGCGCCATCGGCGTGGAACTGGTACTCGCCATTCTTTAACTGTGGCTTTTGACGCACAAAAAGTACGGTTTCGCCCTCAGGGGCTAAGTTTGTTATATACTCAAAAAAGTTCATGTAATACTCCTTGTTAGCCCGCCCTAGTCCGGCGGGCTTTTTTTT